AAGTAATGGCGTTGTAATTCAAAGACTACATATAGATAAAGAAGCGAGAGATGATTTTGCTAATCAGATTCAGGACGCTTTAAAAGATGTTGAAGCGTTAATATCAAAAATTGATTTATCTCCAGATGCAGATTTTTCGAAATTAAAAGAGAAGATTAAAAAAGGTATAGGCACACAAGGGCTTGATATTTTTAATGCGCAACCTATTATTGATAATTTAGAGGTATTAAACGGGTTTATTAGAGAAGTAACTGGAGTTAAATCGAAACTTGAAGACTTAAGAGACTATATGTCTATGGGTGATCCTGTTAGTGAAATAACGAAGTATGAAGAAATATTAAAAGAAGTAAATAAAGAGTTGTCACAAACAGATAAAAAAAGTGATGAGTATATAAAGTTGAGTGATACTAAAAATCAACTCGAAGAAGCAATAAGAATAAATAAAACAGTAAAGGAAGAACTTGGAGACGTAACAAAGACTTTTAATAATTTTAAAAATCTGATAAGTACAGGAAATATTTTTGCGCAGACTGTAAAGGTAACGGACGCTTTTAGACATCTCTGTGACGAGCTTGAACGTATAGCTTCTTTGCTTGAAACAATTCAAAAATCAACCGTTATAGGTCAGTCTTTTATTGATCTGAGTAATCGGATTAATAGTCTTTCTGATAAAAACAAGAACGGATTGAACTTAGGAACTGCTGAGGCGAAACAGGATATAAAAGATATAATAGTTCTCTATGACCAATTTTTAAAGATTTCTGGAAAGCCGTTAAACACTTCCATTATTGATGTCTTTAATATTGATAACAAAAAGGTCAAATCTTCTCTCGAAAATGCAATGAAGTATAGGGAGAAGTATGTAACCGAATATAATAAGTCTCTACAAGAATCGCCTTCTCTCCCGTCTCCGGAACAGATGAAGAAGTCTTCTGAATTGATTGGGAATGCGGCGGATACTTATAGCGATCAAACCAAACAGTTGATTGAGTCTATCAATCAGCTTATATCTGCGCTTGAGACTTTAAATAAATCGGTAAATGCTATAAATATTTCCGAGAATCTTGGTTCTGAAAGACTAAAAATACCTGAGATTAACATTCCTCCTATTGAATCTGGAAGTTTTAAGGACGCTCTTGGCGTTGGAACTATGGTAGCGTCACTTAATAATTTTATCGAGATAGTAAATGGGAAAAATGGAATAGAAAAAATAGAGGCGACAAAGAACGCCATAAATGATCTTATTGGAGTTTTAAATAAAAGTCTAAAGAAAAACAACATTATAGAACAGTTGGCAAACTTAGCTGATAAAGGTGATGCCTTAAAAGACTTAGTAGAAATCTTAAAAAATACCACTTCAAAAATAAACGCCGCAGAAAAGGAGTTAAGCAATAGTAAGCTTGGAGTTGCCCAAGAGTTTTTAGAGAACAATTTGTCTAACATTGAACCCGCTGTGGCAGAAAAAATCAAAAATGTATTTGGCGATGACCGAACTGTTATGGGCGTTAATGCTCAGGCACAACGTAACGGCATATTAGAAATAACCGCCTTAGTTAATGAAGGTGGAGACGAGTGGAGAAAATATACATTTGAAGTAGATAGCGCTATAGGAGCGTTAAAAGATTTCAACTCTTTAAGGATAGCTGGTAGAAGCGAACTTAATGAACGACAATTGCGCTCTATACAGAAAATGCAAGAGTTGTTAAATAAGGTTCAAGACTCTGATGTTTCGAATTTAAGAATTGGCTCAGAGGATGTGTTATGGGATATTACGAAGGATAAAGACTTTAATACATATCAAGATCTCATAAGCGAATTCAAAGAATTTTATGGAAACTTAGGAGAACTAAAACGAATAATACGTGAGGTTCGGCAAGATCCAGCGGGAATTGAAGGCGTAGATTTCCTCGAAGCCTTTAGGTTTGAGGCTACGGGTGGTCATATTACTTTAGGTCGGTCAGCGAATGAAGAAACTGGTAGACACGAAGTAGTAGATTACAAGGAAGAAATTTCTAATATTGATAGCCTTGAAGAAAAGTGGAAGGAAGTTGCTAAATATCGGAAGAACTATTACTCACTTTTAGAGAAGAGCTTGAGTGACAAAGCTACAAAAGGAGAAATTCAAGTATTAAATGATGTACAGGTGCAATTAAAAGAAGCTCAAGCTGGCGTTTCAGCATTAGAGCAATCACTTTTTGATATTGGAAATGCTAACTCAATATCTCATATGGGTAGTGATATTCAAAAGAATATGATTCAATCCTATAATTTGGATGTTGGAAAGTACACAAATGATGTTAATAAAATAATTAAAAAAATACAAGAAAAATTAGATAATGGGAGAATTTTATTTAATGATGAGACTCGTGCCGAGTTTGATTCAATCGAGAACAAAATAAAGGAGATTAATAGTCTTGTTGAAAATAATACTACGGCTGAAAATGTCGAAAAAAATCAAAAGAGAATTGTAGAATTAAAAAATAGTATAGATGCAACTATATCTTCATTGGGAGATTTTAATAATATATTAGTAAAATCTGATAGTGTGAGCAAATTAATAACAAAAATATCTAACGATATGAAGAATACGGCAATGCCGAGAAGTCTTTATAAACAATTCGACGAATTGCGTGAAAAATTATTAGCCGTACTTGATGCCAGCAAAAAGCTACCGAATGGGTTTACAAATTTGTCAAAACTTGATTTTTCAAGATTGGTAAGTCAATTCTTTAAACTTGACGCTGAGTTCGAAAGGACTGGTAAAAGCGGAAAGAACATGATTGATAGGATCTTCGGTGCTATTCAATCGAAAAATACTCAGTTCATTGCTATGTATTTTTCGTTCTTTGACATCATTCGTTATGTCCGTGAGGCGGTTGACATAATCAAAGAATATGATACCGCTCTTATCGAGATGCGAAAGGTGTCGGATGAAACCGAAGCTTCTCTCCGTAGATATGCACAAACTACATTCGGTACTGCTGACGCTATAGGTTCAAGTGCATTGCAGTTACAAAAATCAACCGCTGATTGGATGCGTATTGGCGAGTCAATGAAAGAAGCGGCAGAATCTGCTAAAGATGCTCAGATATTGATGAATGTTTCAGAGTTCGAAACGATTGACGAGGCAACAAAAGCTCTTGTTTCTGCTTCACAGGCTTATCAGAACCTTAAAAAGATGGACATCGTTGATGAGATAAACCTTCTCGGTAATACTATGCCTGTTGCAACTGACGAACTTGCAAGAGCGCTTCAGGTTTCTGCGGCTGCACTTTCAACACAAGGTAATGCGCTTGAAGAGAGTTTAGCATTACTTGTAGCTGGTAATGTAGTTACACAAGATGCCGAAAAGACGGGTGCGGGGTTAAGAACTATCAGTCTTAGGATTGCGGGTACAAAAGAAGCAAAAGATGAGTTGGAAGAACTTGGAGAGTCTGTTGATGATTTTGTAGTTCGAACCGAATCTAAAACTCGTGACATCATTCGTGACTACACGGCTGTTGCTTCAAATGCATATCAAGGTGTAGATGTTCTTGATGCGAATGGAAATTTAAGAAGTACATATGAAATATTACAGGATATTGCTGATATTTATAAAGAGATTCAAGCGGAGGATAAATCGCAAGGTACAAACCGAGCGCAAGCACTTATTGAAGTTTTGGCTGGTAAAAACCGAAGCAATATAGCCGCATCAGTATTGTTAAATCCCGAAACGCTTCGTGAAGCATATGAAACTGCTCAAAATGCTGAGGGTTCGGCACTCAAAGAAAATGAAAAGCGTATGCAGTCCATCGAGGCTCATACAGAGCAGTTTAAAAACGCACTTCACGAGTTAGTTACCGATCTTGTGGATAGCGGTTTTATAAATACTCTTATTGACTTTGGTAAGGACTTTATTAGTTTTCTTGATAAGGCTGTAGTAAAGGCGGGAAATCTTGCTTCAGTAATAGTGGTTATCGCATCGCTTGTTCTAAATAAAAAATTTGGCATATTCGATACAATAGGTAATGCTATAAGTAGTAAATTTTCAAAGGGGAAAGATGTTGAGTCAGTAGTTGTTGAGCAAGAAGGCGATCAGTTTGCGAACAAAGTAGCATCTGCGGGAGAATCATTTGAGACTCAAATTGGATCCGCCAGTGAAAAATTTAGTAGTGATATTGCTTCGGCGGGAGAGCAATTCAAAGAATCTGTTGCTCAGGCGAGTGCTACGGAAAAAGAAGCGGCTGTTCAAGAGGCTGAAACAGAAAAAGCTGGTGCCGTAGAAGAGGTGCAAATAGAGAATACTGGCGCTGCTCAAGAAGTCGAAGTTGAAATAGCTGGAGCCGTAAAGGAAGAAGCGGTAGAAAATGGTTCTTCTGCGGGTGCGGCGGGAAACAGTAGTAATTTAGGCGGCTTGCTTAAAGGCGGTTTAATATCTTTAGCAATAGGGCTTGTGACAAAACTTGTTACGACAATCATTGATGCCGTAAAGAAAGCAGTTGTTACTGCTGAGGAAGCTAAAGAGATAACCGATTCGATGTCAGAGTCTTTTGCTAATGCTAACTCTAAATTTATTTCAACTCAGAAGCTTATAGATTCTTCAGGCGAGAAGTTTCTTAAACTGTCTCATGGTGTTGATCGCTTAGGAAGAAATCTTTCTCTCTCCGAATCGGACTATAGTGAATATGTTAGTTTGTCGGAAAAGTTTGCAGAGGCATTACCTTCTCTTAGCAATGGGTTTAATGAACTTGGTCAGCCTATAATTGATACTACAAACGGGTTACAAGGACTTAAAGATGCGCTTAATGAAACGGCTAAAGCGTCTGCGAGGGCTGTATTATATGGAACAGACGAAGAATCTGGAAAAAGTAACGGAGAAATATTATCAATCTCTTTTAATGAAAATGCTTTAAAATCTAATGAAAAAGTAGCGGATGCTATGTTGGGATTAGGGAAGTATTCAAAGGAAGAGCGTGATATTATTCTCAGCCAGTATGAAGAAATGCGAACGCAGGAAACCAGCAAGGTTAATAAATATATGTCAAATTGGCTTAAATATCAAACTGAAGAAGGATACGAAGATATTTATAATTCATTATCGGATGCGGTTAAAGGATATGTTGATAAGTATATAAACAGTCTCGATTATAGGTTCTGGGAAAAAGCTTCAGGCTTGGATTTAGATCTTTCTGAAACTGATATGAGAGATGCGGTACAGGACATTGTTAAACTGTTCCGAAACGAAGATCTAAATAATATAATCTCAGAAATAAGCAAATCTTCTGATAATGCTAATAATTTAAGCGCTTCTGAATATACCAAGTGGTACGATAGCTATATAGAACGATTATCTAAAGTTGTAGGTAATGATGGAGCAGAATTAGGCGAAGAATTTGCTGAAGAGTTTCTCAACAATATGTTTGGGATTGAAGTTTCGTCAAAAGGAAAGGTGTATGAGCAGGGAAAGAATTATCTGTTAGACGCTGGGCTTATATCTTCTACGCAAAATGTAGGAGAGGGAATGAAACTTGATAAATCCGAGAACGCTCTTCTCAAAATGTGGACTGACAATCTTACAGGTTCAGAAAGAACAAATATTATAGGATGGGATGATGACCTTAAACAGCAATTCAAAGATCTTGTAAAAGAAACGGATATTTTAGGTTTAAGTGCTGATGAGGCGGCAGAAAAGTATGCTGAGTTAGCGAGGCAGATAAGTAAAAGTTTAAAAGAGGCTGAAGGGGTTATTGGAACTACAGGCTCTGAGCTTTTAGATACCCTCCAGTCGCAAATGGCTCCTGTCTTAAACTCTCTCGGAGAAGCATATAACGCCATCTTTAATGGTGGTGAAAACGGTGACGAGTTCAACATGGCGGCGGTTACAATCGCTCAGCTTGAATCTGTGCGTTCCGCAGTCGAATCTCTTACTTCAAACGAAGAATGGGGTATAAAAGTTGATACTGCTGATGTAGATAAGCTTATTAATATTCTCGGAAATGTAAATACAACTGCAGACGAGGCTCAGGCGGCGTTTGATAACTTTGCGACTTCAATTGCTAATGCAGTCATTCCCAATATCGAACATCTTACAGAGGCAAGCTATCAGGCGGGTATTCAGGCTTTACAAGAAATGGGTATTGTAAATGCCGAAGAAGTTCTCATAAGTCGAATAGGTCTGTCTCTTGAAGACTTTAAGGAGGCAAAAGAGCAAGCAAATGCTGCGGGAATAAATACTGACGGTGATATTAAGAACTTGTCAGATCTAAATATGGCTGACATTGAAGCGCAGAATTCTCTTGCGAAATTCATAGCTGAAAAGATAAGAACTAACGGTGTCACTATCCAGACAAGCGGAGATATTGCGAATCTTGTTTCTTTGGTTAAGGCTGCTTACGGAACTGCTGGCGCACTTGAACAAGTTTATAATGGAATAAATAGACTCAGAAGCGAAGCCAGTAAAGCTGTAAGTAAAGGTGGTTATACAGCCGCTCACGAAATGGAAAAAGCCGCTGATGCATTCGAAACTAAATTTAGTGATACGGCTTGGGTGCAATCGCAGATAAATGAAATATGGAATAATGCCCAAGTAAGTGTTGATTTCGACGGTGGTAATGCGGCAAACTCTGCCGGATCTTCCGGTAGTGGTAGTGGCGGCGGCTCTGATTCTGATACTAAAGACGAATTTTCAGAGGAAATCGACTGGATTGAGCGCAGACAAAAGGCGCTTTCTGATGCTCTTACAGATATACAGGGTGTAGTTGATTTCACATATGCGGATTGGGATGCGCGTCTTGCTCACATCGGGATGAAGTATCAGAATCTTACTGACCAGATAACGCTGAGCCAGCAAGCTATGGAACGCTATCAGCGTGCAATGGCAGAGGTCGGTCTTGATGAAGATTATGCGGCAAAAGTTCGTGCGGGAATAATAGACCTTGAAACGATAACCGATGAAGCGTTGAAAGGTCAGATTGACTCTTATCAGGGTTATTATGATAAGTTTGTTCAGTATGAACAGCAGTTTAACGACCTTACCCGCCAGCGTATCGCTCTTATTCAAGATGAAGTAGAGCAATTGCGTAGTAGGTTTGAGGACATAGATGAAGACCTTACACACTTAAATACCCTCTCCGACTCTTCGATTAACCGAGGAAACATTTATCAGCAACTTAATTCGTTGTTGGATAAGCGTGTTCATACGGAAATGCAACTTGAAAATGTTCTTAAAGAGCGTGAAGCGATTGAGGCGAAGATTGCACAATATCAAGGAGATACAAATTCCGAGGGCTATCACGATCTTATAAGAAATCTTCAAGAATGTGATGAAAAGGCAGAGGGCTTTAGAGATACACTTCAGGAAATCGCAAAGACAAGCTTCGATACTCTCGCAGAACAGTTTGACCGTGTGGCGGCAAGCATCGACCATGCGGCAAACCGAATTAGTTCGCTTGCAGATACTGCTACGGCGATGGGCTTTTATGCTTCAGATGAGTTTATAAAGATGGACTTAGCGATAGCCGAAGGAACGCGCTCTAATCTTTATAAAGAGCGTTCGGAGCTTGAAAAGTCGCTTGCAGAAAGTCTTGCAAATGGTTCAGTCATTAAAGGTAGTAAGACTTGGCATGAGATGCAAGACCAAATTGATAGTATCACAGACAGCATTTATGTCCAAACAGCGGCAATTGAAAAAAATAAGGCTGAATTGCGAGATTGGCAGTGGGAAGCACAAGATTGGATAAGAGATCGCGCAAACCGCGCTTATGATACGAACGATTTTATGATTGAACAGCTTGCAACAGACAAGTTGTTTGAGAAGAACGGGAATTGGTTCGAAGACGCTACTGCTACACAAGGGTTGCACGTTTTGAATTACTCGATGTATCTTGCTGACGCAAAGAAAACTGCCGAAGAAATCAAGAAGATAGATGAGGAAATGGCTAATGATCCGTATGATGTCAGACTTATAGAGCGTAAGGAGGAATTAGTAGATTTACAGCGTGAATCAATACGCAACGCTAATGAGGAAAAAGAGGCAATACGAAGCCTTATAAAAGAGGGGTATGATACTTTCCTTGATTATCTTCAGAAAGCCATAGATAAGCGCAAAGAGGCGTTAGAAGCTGAACAGACATTGTATGAGTATGAGAAGAATGTACGCGATCAAGCAAAGCAGATTGCTTCGTATCAAAAACAGCTTGCGTCATTATCCGGGGACACCTCTGAAGAAAATCAGCTTCGTTTACAGCAGTTGAATAATAGCCTTAAAGAAGCGGAAGAACAATTACAGGAAACTCAATATGAGAAGTGGGTGTCTGACCAAGAGCAGATGATGGACGAAATGTATAATCAGTTTGATGAATTGATTAACGAACGTCTTGATAATATTGACAAACTGATGCAGGACGCAATCAGTACGACCGACCAAAACGGCGATAAAATATCTACAACAGTCAACCGCAAAGCTGATGAAATAGGTGTTGATATTCGTAATGGATTTGGCGGTGTGAATTTGCCTTTAGCATTTAACAATATCACAAAAGATATTGAAACTCAAAGAAACACTTTGAAAAAGGCTATTGAAGATGGGGCACAAGCTATTATAGATGGTTCAAAAGCAGCGGCTTTATCTATTCAGGGCGAAACGGCAACTTCAGGTACTGATGATGACAACTATGCCAATGAGAATAGTAGACTTTCAGATCAGATGGATTCTATTCCAAATGGAAAAAGTGATAAATCTTCTACAAAAGACACGTCTACAACTGCTGATGGCATTATGGCGTATCGTTTGTATAATCCGAATGGTGGTCAGCACCTTATCACAACTAATAAATCTGAAGCGGCAGGACTAATAAAGCTCGGATGGAAAAATGAAGGCTCGACAATCTTCTCTCCTAAAGAGGGTGAGAGCGTGTCAAGGCTTTATAATCCGAATAACGGCGATCATTTGTATACAACAGATGCTTCAGAAAAAAGAACGCTGTTAGCGCTCGGATGGAATGATGAGGGTGAAGCATTCAAGACAATGCCAAATGGTGTCGATGTTTATAGACTTTATAACCCTAATAGTGGCTTACATCATTTCACCACAAGTGAGGAAGAGAAAAATCATCTGAAATCTCTTGGGTGGATAGATGAGGGTGTACGCTTTAAGAGTATGGGTCAGTTCGCAAAGGGCGGTACTGTTGGTAAGGCGGTTAAAAGCACAGGCGAGGATGGTTTTATTCTTGCTCGTACCGGAGAAGAAGTATTGTCTCTCGATAAGATAAAGGGTATGCAAAAAGTTCTAACAATGTTTGAACCGCTTGCAAAGATTCAGCAAAAGATACCAAATAAGGCATCGGCGCTTGGCGGCAATACTGTTACTATCGGAGATGTTAATACTACTCTCTCATTACCGAATGTGACGAATTACGAAGATTTTGTAAACAAGGCAAAAGCCGACCCTAAGTTTGAACGACTTGTTCAGCAAATGACAATCGGAAATGCTTTGGGGCAAAATAAACTAAAAAAGTTTAACATCTGATGGTTAGGGCGGGGCTTATTGCTCCGCTCTATTGTTTTTCAGTAAAGGAGTAAAAGGATGTTCAGTAATACAAGAATACAAGCACAGAAAAATATTATCGCAAGGCTCACGCAAGAGAACAAAGAGCTTCAAAAAGAACTGAATGGGGCTAATGAGCGTTTTGAAACTATGCAGCGTGAGCAGTTTCAGCGTGTACAATATATGGATGAATTACTCAAAGATCTCCGCATTTTGAAGAAGTCTTATGAAGTTTCAATATCTTCTTTGAATGAGGCGCGTGAGAACTTTGATGCGGAGCGAGTAAAGTATCAAGAACTTCAAAAGGACTATAAAAAGCAAACAGAAAAACTTATAAAAGAATTCAAGAAAGGAGGATGAGACGATTGATATTTAAGGACTTTGAGTACGACGGTAAGCGTCTGTCAGATTTTAATAGCGTATTATCTTCTGACTTTGGTAACGGCGTTCAAACCGTGAATGCCGGAAACACTATTGATTTCCAGACCGTCGAACTTCCTTTTCTTAAGAAAGTTAAAACAACGAAGAATAAATACGGAGAGATGCTTACCGCGACTTTAAGTATTGTAAAAAACCCGTGTGATAGTCGGTATATATATACTCAGAATGAAGCGAATGGAATATATAGGTGGCTCAATCGTATGGAGTTTGCGAGTTTTACGCCTATTTATGAGGATGAGAATTGGTCGCAAGTGTTTTATCATGCTTCTTTTAATGTGAATGTAAAACGCATCGGTAATGATATTGTTGGGTTTGATCTTGAAATGATTACGGATGCACCATTTGCATATTACAAAGAAATGGTGTTTTCAAAAACCGCTGTGACTTCAAGTAATACTTTGGCTTTTAATGATTCTTCGGATGAGGCGGGTTATCAATATCCCATTGTTACAATCAAGTGCAATGCGGCAGGAACGCTTACATTTTCAAACGCGACTGATCCTGATAATGATGTTGTGGTCAAAAATTGTTTAAAAAATGAAGTGATAACCTTTTCTGGCGATACGAAGAGTATTTCTTCGAGTGTTGCACACACGACTCTTTATGATGATTTTAATTATAAATACCCTCGTGTTGTCAATTCTATAGAGAAGAACAGCAAAGATGTACGCAGAAACGAGTATTCAACGAGTATTAGTGCGGATGTCACAATTACATATTCTCCGATTTGCAAGGTGAGTGTACTTTAAGAAAGGAGGTGGGGCTATGACTCTACCAAGTTATATAAAACCCATCTTCACGGATAAATCTTTGAGTACAGATGGAATAACAATTGTTTTATCAACTCGTGCGAGAGTAAAGTTGGGCGAGATACATAATATTGATTATTCTTCTATCAATAATACTTGTGAGTTGATTAACGGAAACTCCCTCTCTTTTGATGTATATAAGACATTAAACGGAGAAGATGAGCCGCTTTGGGATCAGATTATGGATCTGAAGCTGATTTATGTGCCAGAACTCGATGATTATCTTGAAATCACGATTACGGACACGGATTCACTTAATCAGAAAAAGTCCATTTCGGCAGTTTCAGCGGGCATAGCGGAGTTGAGCCAGACATATATTCATAACTTTGAAGCAAATACCGAAGCGGATATTGAGCGTCCTGATTATGTGGTGACGAAGTTCTACGATCCGATTAACCCGAAAGGTTCATTACTTCATAGAATACTTGAAAAGACACCTCAGTACAGTTTGGGGTATGTAGATGATTCGCTTAAAAATCTTCAACGTACAATTACTTGTGATGGAGAATCCGTGTGGGATTTGCTCTCGAACACGGTTGCAAATGCTTTCAATTGTATGTTTCTTGTAGACAATTTAGCAAAGAAACTGTATGCGATTGACCTTGAAATAAATTGTCAGGACTGTGGTGAACGTTTTGAATATGCGCCCGAAGATGAAGTTGGAGTTTGCCCGAATTGCGGTGGTTCAAATTTATCATACTTTGGAAAAGATACTACTCTATACGCTGATAAAGAAAATCTTACGGATGAAATAACTGTGACAGTAAATGCGGAAAGTATCAAGAATACTCTCAAACTTGCTACTGGTGACGATCTTATGACGGCGACGGTTCGTGCGCTTAATCCGAACGGAACTGATTATATCAACAAGTTTAATGCGGAGTCTTTTGAAGATATGCCAACACAGCTTGTAGATAAGATTATCAGTTATCAGCAGTTATACGACTCTTTGCAGCCGACTTATCAGACGATTATGGAGAACTTGTATAACGCTTATGATTGGAAGTTATGGTATGAATCGGTAATGATGCCGGGTGGAACTGCACCGGATGGTACGGTGATGGCAGGACAAAGACCTCAAATTGAAGTAACGGCGGCAACAGAGGCAGCAAAACTTACTACTGCTACCCTCTCTCCCGTTGCTATGACTTCGATTTCAGCTTCAACTCAAAAGAAAACGGTTGATAATGCGGTGTGTGCGCTTGCAAGGACTCTTGTATATTCGGGATATGTAAAGGTTGAAGTTAATTCAAGCACTTGGTCATATGTCTCAGGTTCAACCCGTGGCACTTGGCGGGGAACGCTTAAAATTACAACCTTTTCAAGTATGAATAAAGAGGATGGCGAACGTGATACGGCAATTACAAGTAGCCTTGTTTTAGCGGTTAATGATAACTATGAGACATATATCAATCAGTATCTTTATAAGAATGTTGCGGCGGCAGCAGAACGTGATGATGAAACTATTTATGATGTTCTTAAAATAAACAGTCTTGCGAATTATAAAGCAGCAATCAAGGTTTATTGTGCAAACAGGCTTGAATCTTTTAGAGATGCACTTGAAGGGTGTCTTGGTATCCTTGCAGGAGAAGTGGACGGAAAGAAAGCTCAGGCGGTGTCTGATTTTAAGTCAGAAATTTATGATCCATATAAAACAAAACTCGATGCAACGGTTCAAGAGTTGGATAGGCGAAATGCGTCAATTACTCTTTGGGATGAGAAGATAACAAACTATTCTCGCCAAAAAAGCGCTATCCAGACACGACTTGATTTTAGGAAATATCTTGGTGAAAATTTGTACAAAACCTATTGTGCATATAGACGCGAGGACAGGTATGAGAATAGTAATTACATATCCGATGGACTTGATAATGCTCAGACATTTGCAAGGGCAAGGGAGTTCCTTACGGCGGCACAAAAACAGATGAATATACTTGCTACGCCACAGTATACGGTATCATTCAATCTTTTCAATATTCTCAATAAAGATGGCTTTTCAAATGAGGTATCAAACTTTGTGCTTGGAAATTGGATGCGTGTAAGAGCTGACGGTAAACTATTTCGTGTTCGTATGATTAAGTATGCTTATAATTTAGGGAACTTAAATGAGATTCAAGTCGAATTTTCAAATGTAACACGGGCGGACGGCATGGTTTCTGATATTCAGTCTATTCTTAATTCCGCAAAGTCTATGGCAACTTCGTATGGTACTACAGGTAATATGGCGCAAGCGGGACAACTTGCGGCAGATACGAATAAAGCGTTCTATCGTTCTGGACTTATAGACGCAAATAAGCGCATAAAAATGAACAATGATGAGACTATTACTATGGATAAGTTTGGCGTACTTGCTCGTGAATATGATGATGTGACTGAAGCTTACAAGGATGAACAGCTTCGTATTACACATAATATTCTTGCTTTTACGGCAGATGGTTGGGATAGCGTTGAAGTGGCGTTAGGAAAGCATACTTATGTAACTTTCGATGAGAGAACACAGAAATATGTCAATAATGAAGCGTATGGTTTAAGCGCAAGGTTCGTTCAAGCGGGGCAGATAAATGGTTCTCAGATTACGGGCGGGGACATATATTCGACCGCTTTACTTAATGGTATTCCTGTGACGCATATTGATCTCGATAACGGTACATTCAGTTTTGCGGGTGGTAACCTCACTTATAAGAATAATACGCTTACAATGCTGAATGGAACTATCAAAGCTGGACATATTTATTCTTCAGATGGTTCTACCACTCAAATAAATCTCGATAACGGTACATTCAGTTTTGCGGGTGGTAACCTCACTTATAAGAATAATACGCTTACAATGCTGAATGGAACTATCAAAGCTGGACATATTTATTCTTCAGATGGTTCTACCACTCAAATAAATCTCGATAACGGTACATTCAGTTTTGCGGGTGGTCAGTTGACATATAAGAATGGTACTTTGTCTCTCACTGGTAGTATTAATGCTACAGGCGGTTCTATAGACGGTAATAATTGTAGTATTACAAATATCGACGGTGGAAACATTAAGTCGGGAACAATTACGAGTACGCAGATTTCTTCGAATGCTATTACTACCTCTAAGATAGCCGCAGATGCTATTACAGCGGCAAAGATAAAGGCAGGAACTATAACGGCAGAGGAAATAGCTGCAAATACAATTACGGCTAACGAGATTAAGGCAGGCGCAATTGATACAAGCGAATTGGCGGCGGGTGCAGTTACAACGGCAAAGATATATGCTAATGCTATTACCGCAGAAAAGGTTGCGGCAAATGCTATTGCTACCGCTAATCTCCAAGCTGGGGCAGTTACTGCAAATAAAATTGCATCAAATGCGATCACGGCTGACAAAATTAAAGCAGGAGAAGTTACTGCTGATAAAATAGCGACTAATTATTTAACCACAAATGTAATTCAGGCAATTAACAATTCTTCCGAAGGTATAAAGATAAATGCAAACAAAGTAACTGTATCAGGAGATTTACAAGCAAAGACATTAAATACAGGAGATTTGAAAATAGAAGATAACAAAATTACTTCACTAAGTAATATGACTTTTTATTTTACAGGCGCTGGCACTTGGAATTTTCAAGGTGCTGTTTATATATATGGAATAGATGGTCATAGTACCGATCCTGTATATGCTGTAATAAATGAATTATTGAGAAGAGTTTCGGCGCTTGAAAGTAAAAGTAGTAGTAGTTAAGAAAGGATGAATAAATATGAACAAACCGATTTCAATGCTAATCAATGAGGCAAAAATCAATATTATAAAAGCAGTAAATGAGTCAAATCTTCCACCTTGTTTAATGCAGCCTATAATCAAGGATTTGTATGAACAAGTATTACAGCAATGTCGGGAAGAACTGCAAAATGATGTGGCTGAATATTCTAAAAAAGAAAAAGAAGAAGATAGTGACTCTGAAAAATAATTCTTTTTAGGCTAAGTTTTATGCAACATATAGTATGTAATTAAATGATTGCGTACTATATGTTGTTTATTTTATTACAGGAAAGGAGGTAGGAAATGAGTTTAAGTTGCACTCATGAGATTACTCTTGATTTCGCAAGTAATAGATACGAAAACATTACCGTTAAACAGTTAGACCGACTTACACGCATAATAAAAGCTACTCTGACCATAAACGGTAATGAATATACTATTCCGAGTGGTTCAACTGCACAAATAAATATCAAGAAGCCGGATGGCAGACTGACGAATGGTAAGGCAACCATACAAAATAACAAACTCATATATACTTTGACCAATCAAGATCTCGCTGCCGCAGGAAACGCTATGGCAGATTTTCAGATAATGAGTGGAGATGAAATACTTAAAACTGTATCGTTTGCTATTTCAATACTTCCTACTCAATATGCTGATGATTCTACTGTTTCCAAGAATAGTTTTGAGGCTTGGAAAGAGTTTATAGAAGAAGCAAAAACGGCGGCTAAATCGGCAAGTACAAGTGCGGCAAATGCACGTACTTCTGAAGTAAATGCAGCAACAAGTGCACAGACTGCTACAACCAAAGCGTCTAAAGCAGCCGCTTCGGCTACGGCGGCAGCAAATTCTGAAGCACGCGCGGCACAAATCGCACAGGATATAACTGAATCGGTAGAGGTTGTTAAGGATAATGAAAAGGCTATCGCCTTTATCGGTCAGAATACAACCGCTATTCAAAATGCAGCTTCTAACGCTCAGATCGCTTCTCAAAAGGCGACCGAAGCAAGTAATAGCGCAACTGCCGCAGCGGCTTCAGCGACTGTAGCATCAACTTCTGAAGCGAATGCTTTGGTATCTAAAACCGCAGCAGCAAAAAGTGCAGCGGCGGCAGCAGCTTCTGAAGCAGCGGCGGCACAGATAGCAGAAGATATGGCTGATTCAATACAGGTTGTTAAAGATAATGAGCAAGCGATTATTTTCATCGGTCAAAATACAACTGCCATTCAAGGTGCGGCGGCAAATGCTCAGACTGCTACAACTAAGGCGGCTGAGGCAAGTGCAAGTGCCGATGCGGCGGCATTGTCAGCTACGGCGGCTTCAGCTTCAGAAACCAACGCTTTCGCGTCAGAAACAGCGGCGGCGAATAGTGCAAATGCGGCGGCAACCTCTGAAACTAATGCTGCTACTTCGGAGGCAAACGCCTCGGCTTCGGCTACTAATGCCGCGACGAGCGCACAAAATGCTTCTGAAGACGCTGATCGAGCAGAGGCGGCTAAAGCAAATATCGAAATCGCTGAGGCAAATTCTGAAACGTCGGCTCTTAAATCCGAAGGGTATGCAAAAGGAACACAAAATGAAGTTCCTGTAACGAGTGGTATTTACTATCACGCAAATTCAAAATATTACTCGGAACAGGCAAAGATTTATATGGAGGCGGCTCAGGCAGCGGCATACGGAACTATTGATGATGCAATGTCTGATACTTCTGAAAATGCTGTTAAGAATAAGGTTATCAAGGAATATGTGGATAAAAAGGTATTATCAAACGAAACTATTGACGCTATTTGCACATAAAGGAAAGGAGTGAAAGATGATTACGGTTCTAATGCAGAGTGATAAAACACTCGTGATTAGTGAACAGGGTAAGATATATCAGCGTGAAAAACTTATTGATAAAATAAGATTTCTCGTTCCTGCTATTTACGATGTAAATGGCGTTGGTATGGACTTAACAAATTTTACCGCTACACTTGAATATGTAGACCAAGCAAATGTAGTGCAAACGGAAATCCTTACAAAGAGTGAGGATTTGTACAAAGAGAAGTTTATTGAGTATGTCTTACCTGTTGACACTAATGTTTCAAAATATGCCGGAGAAATAGAACTTAGACTGTCTCTTGTGCATTATGACGCTGACACGGGATATAACTATGTGCTTCATACTGGGCATACAAAGATAAGTGTGTCACCTCTTTCTGATTGGTATAAGTTCGTTTCCGATGAATCTCTTGATGTAATAGATCAGAAGATGTCTGAACTTGACAGTAAGATTTCGGCTCTTGATGAAATGGCGGGTACATATGCGGCTAACCAAGTTGACGATCTTAAACTTACAAACTCATTGCTTCAAGTATCTTCTAAAGGTACACCTATAGGTAATGGTGTAACGATAATTACATCTGGTGATACAGATGATTCAGATGCTAATCCGAGTGACGGTGAACTCGATGTTAATAGTATTGTAGAAATATAAGGAGGATGTTATGGGAAATAATATGTTATTGCCTCCTTTTTTCGCCTCTGGAGATCAGAATAAACTTGATAAATTTATCGAAAGTGATATTTTCAAAAACTCAGAACGTGTTTGGTATTACTTTCAGGTAGATACAGGTTATCTTGTTCGAATCAATCTCGACGGAACTTATAATTATGTTAAGGGCTACAATAAATCTTTAGTTCAAAGATATACGACGCTTCCCAGCACCACAGTAGGTGATCGGGAAGTTCTTTATATTGTGGGAAATACTGTATACACATTTGATGGCGCGAATTATGTTCCTACTTATGAAGACCTTACAGATACCGTGACCGAATTGGCAGAGCTTATTTCGCAGAATACACAGGCTATTACGGCAAATGCGACTGCAATATCAGGCTTGCAGACATCGGTACAAACAGTTCAGTCAGAGCTTGCAAACAAAGCTGACGAGTCAGATTTACAAACACTTGAAGGCGTGGTAGCAGACAAGGCTAATGCTTCTGATGTTTATACCAAATCTCAGTCATATTCAAAAGACGAGATAGATGAGAAGATTGGAACGGTCGAGGGTGGAGTTACCATAGCGGAATCTATTGTCATTGCCAAAGATGAGGCAGTTGGCGAAGCAAAAAGCTACGTAGATCAACAGATTGCTTTTAACATAGTTTAAGGAGGTTAAGATGGCAGATAATTCATCAGCAACCTTCTATAAGACTACACCTTTGAAGGTTGACACTATTGAAGAAAAAATCGGAAACGTCATTTTTGTTGATGGAGAAGATGCAAGTGGCGTAGCGCAGCGTTATGTGGCGGTAGACGATAATGAGGGGCGTAAATTATATCGTTCTGTTGTATTTCTTAAAAACGAGGCGGCACGTCGTAACTTCGCAAATCCATTTAAGATGTTTTATTTTACACTCGAAGAGAATGTCCTTTGGCGTTATACGGGTTCAAAGTGGGTACAGCTTACGAGTGAGCCTAAAAAACAGATAGAATTCTGTGAGGTTTCGGATCTTCCCGATGTTGGAGATAGCGAAGTGCTTTATGTTTGTGGCGATGATATATATCGTTATTATCTTGGGCGGTGGAGACACCTGAATGAATCACAAGCTCAGAACGCTTGGGAAGAAGTAATTGCTTAATGTGTTTGTTTACGAGTTTTCTCGTTCACAATATTGATTAAAAGGACTGTTACTATTTTTTATTATTTTTCGAAAAGGAGTAAAAAATTATGGCAAAGATTGATTTTTCGTTTCTTAAGATGACCAAAGCACTTTGGGATGCAAAGTACAAGGCAATTGCAGTTGACACAAACTTCTATTTCGTAGTAAATGCAGATCCCGCAGCGGGGGAAGATCCGTATGAGCTTTATATCGGTGATGAGCGTATTACGACCGAGACAGAGCTTGCGGCGGCTGTTACTCGTATTGCGGCAAATGAAGATGCTATTGCTATCCTTGATGGCGCTGATACTGTTGAGGGTTCTGTAAGAAATCTTATCAAGACTGCTGTTACAGGTCTTGACGGAAATGTTACGGGAACTGGTAAGTTTGCAACTCTCGTGTCTCAGGAAGATGGTATTGTAAGTGCAGTAATGGTTGACCTTACGGCGGCTGATATTCCTACCCTTACCCTTGCAAAGATTTCTGATGCGGGAACGGCTGCGGCTGAGAATGTGGCTACTTCTCCTATCGCTGAAGGCTCTACCGATGATGGTCTTGTATCTGCTGCTCAGGTTGCTACATTTGTTGCTTCCGAGGTTTCTGACCTTGAGGGTGCTATGCACTTTTTGGGCGTTATCACTCGTGAAGAGGGCGAAACTGACGCACAGGCTATTGCTCGTGTAGTTACTTCTCCTAAGTCCGGTGATGTCGTTGTTATGGGTGACAATGCAAAAGAGTACATCTATGGCACTTCAGCGTGGAGAGAAGTAGGCGACGAGGGGCTTTATGTTAAGAAGAGCACTACTATTGCTGGCGTAGATCTTCAGGACAGCATTACGAAGTCTGAACTGCTTGCGGCTCTCAATGTTGCTGATGGCGCTCAGGTGAACGTGCTTGAGGGTGTTCAGGTAAACGGAACAGACCTTACTATTGATTCCAATAAGAAGGTTAATCTTACTGCTGGTGTAGGTTCTACAGATGGTTCTATTGCGATCAACGGTACTGATTATGTTCCCAAGAACCTCAAGAGTGTTGCTACAACGGGTTCTGCTTCTGATGTGACTTATGTAAAGGAAGATACAACTACTGAATCTGTTAATGATGCACTTCAGAGAATTGATGGTGTTATTGGTGGATCTGGCACTCTCGCACAGAAAGCTGATAAGGTTACGGGCGCTACTTCCGGTAACTTCGCAGGACTTGATGCCTCTGGTAATCTGACCGATTCCGGCTCAAAGGCGGCTGATTTCGCTACTGCTGCACAGGGTGAAAAGGCTGACAGCGCAATTCAGGGTGTTAAGATTAACGGTGTTGAGCTTACTCCTGACGCGAATAACAAGGTTGATTACGCTCCTAAAGCAACTGATGTTGAGTATCAGGCAGCTTCTGGCGGTGAACCCGCTGTTTCTGTTGATGATGCCCTTGATGACATTTATGCAAAGGTTGGTTCTGATTCTGTAGCAAATCAGATTTCCGATGCAATTGATGCGCTTGACGCTGATGTTGACGCTTCTTCTTCTGACGCTGCTGTATCTACTATTACGGGTGTAGATGTTGTTACTGGCGTAACAGAGGCTAACGGTGTGATTACAGGGGTTGACTCTGCAAAGGCTGATAAGTTCGGTAGTGCGGCGGCTGTTCTTGGTACTGCACAGGATACTGCTTCTGATGATACGGTATTTGGTGCTAAGGCTTATGCTGATAACCTTGTTGCTCATTCTATATTCTGGGAAGAAGTAACTGAGTAATTTATGACAAATTGTTAATTATGCCCGTGGGAGGATTATTCTCCCACGGGTTTATTTTTTCCAGAAAGGAGCGTAAAGGATGAGCTTATTTAAACTGAAAATACCTGACTCCTCAACGGATTATGCATTATTTCTGAACAGTGAAAATGGTGCGCTTTATTCTAATGTTCCTGTAGATGGTGTTAAACAGCGTGTGTTAGTACACGATCCTTCAGCGGTAGCTTCGGTAGCAAATGAAAATAACAGTTTGGTTTTTAAGAATAACTCAGGAGCAACTATTGTTTCTATCCCACTTGGCAGCTTAACAGTTCCAACATTAACAAACGAAACAATAGATGCTATTTGCGTATGATAAGGAGGATTAAATATGTCAACACCTTCAGCAGAAGAACTCTCCAAATATCTTGACGGTTATAAACTGCAAAGAGTTTGGAACAAGATAGGTAGTATAAGCAGTTTATCGGAACTTACAGGAAATACACTTACGGAAAAGATTTCATCTTTGGATTCTAAAAAGCAGGATGAGCATATAGAGCGTGTAATTACTCTTTCTGTAGCTGGGTGGAATAACAAGACACAGACTGTTTCTGTGTCGGGCGTTACTGCGGATAATCTCGTGATTGTCGGGGCGGCTCCATCTTCCGCTGAGGCTTATGGAGAGGCGACGGTCAGATGTACGGCGCAAGCAGCAGATTCACTTACATTTGTATGTGAAGAAGTTCCTGAGACTGCGTTAAGCGTCAATATAGCAATATTCAATTGAGGAGGATCAAAAGGTATGATAGTGAATGCAGGAGGTGCGGGCGGCGGTTCAGCTAAAATGAAACTGTCGGTCGCTACTCAACCAACAAAAACAACATATACAGCGGGTGAAACGATTGACCTTACAGGGTGTGTGATTACTTTTGGAATAGGCGGTGCGCTTTCTACAGATGTGACCAATTTGTGTACCTTTAGCCCTTCTGCGGGTACTACTGTGTACGAGGACACAACTGAGATTTTGGTTACTTATGTTGCGGATGGAACGACATATACGGTTTCTATTCCAATTACAGTAACAAGAGTGCTTGCTTCTTTAAGGATAGATACAAATCCGGTTACAAATTATGTAGCGGGCGATCTGATAGATTTGGATGGACTTGTAGTGTCTAAAGTATTTACTTCGGGAAGATCTGAAGTAACCACAGATTACACAACAAATGTAGCTGACGGCACTATTATTTACGAGGACACTACCGAGGTTATAGTATCTGCTACAGAGGGTGGTATTACAAAGACAGCAAGTATCGCCCTTACAGTTCAGAGAGTTCTTCAGAGTATTGCAGTAACTACTCAACCCACAACTACAACATATAAGAGTGGTACTACCATTGATACGACGGGGATGGTAGTTACGGCTACTTATAATAGAACAAGTGCGGCGGTGACGGGTTACACCATAAGCCCTACAACGGCGGGGGCAACCGAGGGAACACAGACCGAAACTGTGACCTATACGGAAAATGGCGTTACAAAGACTACGACTTTCGATATTACGATTAAGAACCTTACAATCGTATCGTTTGCATCAGGAACAGAGTCAGAGATTAAGGCTATGCTTGATGCGTACTACGCTAATGAATTAGCGTGGGAAGATATGGGTTGGGAAGTCGGTAACACGAGAAAATGGCATTTGAACGCTATGCAAGCGCCTAATCCTAATAGCTCTAATACTTGGGCTGCACAGGATATTACGGTAGTTATTGTAGCGCACGACCATACAGACCTTGCAACAGCCGTTAATGGGCATACAAAGGCTTGTATTACAGTACAATGTAGAGAATGTATTAATAACGGTTCAGGTAATGACGGTACTAATGGTATCTATGTAAGCGGCGATTCGGCTAAGGATATGTCGTTTACAAAGTGGTCAAATCTCTATATGAGGACATATATGAATAGCACAGTTTGGGGTGCAATTCCGAGTGGAGATTTCAAATCGGCTATTAGGGTTTCAAAACATAATAGGTTAACCACGAATGGTAATAATCCCATGACCGCAAGTACAACAAATGGCTCTAAGACGGTTAGGACAACAGAATCGGTAACTGATACTTTATTCTTGCCTTCTTATACTGAGATATTTGGGAATGTTGCGTATTCTTATTATCTTGGCGGGGCAACTCCTAATAGTGAAGAGGGAACACAGTTCGAATATTATCAGACAGCTTCAAATAGGATAAAGAATGGTAATAATAACGGTTCTCCGAGTGGTACAGCGTGGTATTGGTGGCAAGGATCAGCATCGTCCTATTACAGCTCGTCCTTTGGCTATGGTTGGTGCGGTGTCTCTACTGACGGGAGTGCCAACCGTATCGGTGGCGACGGTGCTACTGGTCTTGCGCCCGCCTTCGCAATGTAATCTGTGATCCTACATCCGCCGCCCCTCGTGGGCGGCGGGCTTTTTTTATTTCCAGAATTGATTAAAAGGAGGTGTAGGATGTCAGTTTTAGTCGGGGATAGAAGTGAGTCCGGGCTTGAATTTCTCAAGAACGCAAGAGATATTGAAGAAAAGTTTATAAAAATGGAAATCAATAAACCTAAGCGTTACGGAAGATATTTAGGCAGACTCGTTGAATATGCAATGCAATTACTATTAGAAGTAAAGGCGGGTAACTCTTTCTATCCAACAACAAAATTAGATGTTGATGCTCGACAAGTGCATTTCAAGGAAGGCATAGCTTTATGTCAAGTATTAGTTTCTCAGGTTGAAGTTGTTCACGACCTATTCGGTAATGACGGAATATCAATCGGGGAAGTCCACGAAATTGCAGAAATGATTGATAAGGAAATTAGGTTAATCAAAGGAGTTATATCGTCTGATAAAGAACGATATAAAAACCTTAGAAAATAAAACCTTTAGGTTATATGCTATGTCCAATTACAACTCGTCCAATGGCTATAATTGGTGCAATGTCAATACTGACGGGAGTGCCAACAATAACAATGGCAACAATGCTAATGGTCTTGCGCCCGATTCGTATAACTTCATAGACGCGTAATCAGTAACTCACTATGAGCGAAAATCATTGTCTATTAGTAACGAAGGAGCATATAACCTGTGTGCGTGTAAATCGTACCGAATATATTTTCTCGCCTGACCTATCGGACGCTTCTTGCATGGTTGGTGATGGTCTAACCGATTTCATGGTAGTTGTCAGAGAGCGCTTATTGACCGAAAAAGACCTCAAGGCGCGGAGGAAATAATCGTTGATTAAGTCAAGATTTTGAAAAAAGGAAATGGTTGAAATGAATAGTAAAGAGCGTCATGAGGCTCGTTATCAAAGACGAGTCGAACGGCGAAGAGCTAAAAAGAATGATAAATTACTAAAATTAGGAGAATATGATGAAGTGTTTTCCTATGAGAAGTTATACGATTCATTCTATCTTTGCCGCAAAGGGGTTAGATGGAAGGGGAGTATTCAAAGTTATGAGGCGACTCTCCCTCTATCTACCCTATTTATTTTTAATCTTATGAAAAACAGGAAATTCAAACCAATGGGATTTCTTGAATTTGACATTATGGAGCGTGGCAAATTGCGTCATATTCGTGCCCTTAAAATAGGTGAGCGTTGTATTCAGCGTTCTTTATGTGACAATTATTTATCACCTTTACTCGAAAGCAAACTCATTTATGATAACGGAGCGAGTATAAAAGGAAGAGGTATTGACTTTTCTTTAAGGAGATTGAAGTGTCATTTGTCTCGTTATTACAGAAAATATCATACGAACGAGGGTTATGTTTTACAGTATGATTTTCATTCTTACTTTGACAATATTGACCACGAAATTCTTTTGGAAAAACTTGATAAGCTGATACCGGACAAAGATATATTTAGCGTAGTTGAAAAGATGATACGGTGTTTTGGAGAAAAAGGGTTAGGCTTAGGCAGTCAAGTCTCTCAGATTGCGGCTATTTTCTATCCGACCATATTAGATCGTGTTATTAAAGAGGAGCTAAAGGTCAAGGGTTATTGCAGATATATGGATGATGGTATTTTGATTTGCCACACTTTAGAGGAAGTTGAAAAGTGTAAGAAACGGCTCTTTGAGGTGTGTAAGGAATTGAACATCACAATTAATGAAAAGAAACTAAATGTAAGTAAGCTCTCAAAGACCTTTATCTTTTTAAAGAAGCGTATTCGTATGACGGGGACAGGAAAAATCGTAATGCGTATAGGACGGGCAGCCGTCATTCGTGCGCGTCGGAGACTGAAGAAACTTGCGAAAAAGGCGTATAACCCTGAAGAAAAATTTACTATCCCGAACTTATATCAATGTTACAAGTGTTGGTATGGAGAGGCAAAGAGGTTTATGAACTATTATATTCTTCAGAACTACCGCAAGCTCTATCTTTCCTTAATAGCTAAATACGAGCAAGAAGAATCTGTAGAAAGGAGAGATAGGTCATGCTGGACGTACGTGCCTTCGGAAGAATCTCTACCCCTATCCGCGTGAAAACAAGCAAAGATAAGAAAACTCTTTATACATCTTTCTTACTCGCTTCTCACGAGAAGAAAGAAACGACATTTATACGATGTGTTGCTTTTAACGGTTTAGCCACAGCACTACATGATTATTTTGTGGCGGGCGACCGCATAATTATTTACGGGGAATTAGAAAAAGACGAGTATAAAGGGCAGAAAAATTGCTTTCAGTTAATGGTGAACGACTTCAAATTTGTCGAGACTCTTGCGGAGCATACTAAAAATAAAGAAGCGCATCCAAACGAAGATAAAGTAAAGGAGGAACAGAAGAATGACAATTGATATGGCTCGCGCTATCGGTGATTTAACCAGACAGATGAACGAACTTGGTCGGCGCATTGATAATCTATATTCCGATCTTCATGCCGAGAATGCAGGAAACATAGAAGATAATGAGGGCGGCATTGTGGAATTAGGCGAGTCTGAATCTGATAATTCAGATGCTCTTATTGAATTAGCAGACTTAATATCAGATTTGGATTCAAGAGTTAAAGCACTTGAAGGAGGTGTGTGATGAACGAGAAATGGTATGAAAGCCTTAGTGGTATGGCAAAGTTGTATGGGAAAAGAATTTACAAAGGTAAAATGACTATTGACGAGGTTCCTGATGAGTGGCGAGAGGAAGTTAGGGCGGCAATGCCTGTCGGTGAGTGACGAAGAACAAGAGTGGATAGAGAACCGTATATTTGATCTTATAGAGAAGATTATCGAAACTCCTGATAATAAATATGCGGAGGAACTAAAAGAGTTATTAGAGTTAGTGGAATGGCGAAAATAAACGCCATTTTTTTATTGCTTCGAAAGGAGGCAGATTATGGGTATTATTGTTGGATCGGCTCGTATTTCAGAGAATGGTTCGATCAATGGTCGGAAAGGCGACCAGACCGGACGCGAAGTTGCAACTGAAGCATACTATCCTCATTCTAAAGGGTGGGATGTATTAAGGGGCAAAAAGTGGAATACACGTCAGGCTATAGCATTGAATATGAGAGCAGCTTGTGCGAATGATAATTTAGGTTATGGACAGAATGATCGCTACGATGTTATCACCATAGGAAAGAATGTCGGGTATAACGCGCAGCTTATTAACACGAAATGCAACTGTGATTGTTCGAGTCTTATAAGGCTTTGTGTTCTTTACGCTCAAATATTTGTAAGCGATTTCTATACGGGAAATGAATACGATGTCCTTATGGCGACAGGCGAATTTGAGGATGTGACAGATAAAATAAACGCTTCTACGGGCGAAGGACTTATGAACGGCGATATTCTTGTTACCAAAAGCAAGGGGCATACAGTGGCGGTTGTTTCTGGCGGTGCTTATGATCCTGAACCTAACCCGCATTTTAATCCTGAGCCTGTTGCTGCTGACGAAGAGGCTATTTATCGTATTGTAAATTCTAATGCTGGGATTCATATGTTTACCGCCGATATTAATGAAGCTAACTTCCTCATTGATAACGGATGGCGAGGCGAGGGTGTTGCGTGGATTGCTCCGAAGGAGTCTAATATTCCGCTGTATCGTCTTTATAACCCGAATAATGGGCAGCATATGTTCGCAAAGGGCGATGAGGAACTTCATAACTTAGTTGAAGTAGGATGGAAATTTGAGGGCATTGCATACCACGGCGATCCGTCAAATCGTAAAGCAGTATATCGCCTTTATAATCCGAATACAGGCGAACACTTCTTTACTACAGATGTAGCAGAAAAGAACGCTGTAGTTGCGGTAGGATGGAGCGATGAGGGCTGTGTCTTCTATGGAATAAGGTGATTTTATATGACCTCTCTGATTTATCGATTGACGCACCCATCGGCTAAAGCCAATGGGATTCTTGCTTCGTTGTGCGGTTGCGCTATTTAGTAATTACTTCTGTAATACCTTATAGTGACTTACATACACTCCACAAGCGTAACTTTCCGAGCGTCCCTCGGTAGTAAGTATTTATAGGATTAAGCAGTAACAAAGCCTATCATTTTCAATGCCTTGTCGAGAATGTTATCCGCTGCGTTGTTATCCCTGTCGTGGAAAGTACCGCAAACTGGACAAGTCCACTCCCTAACATTGAGGTTTTTTACTTCTTTGTTTTGGTAGCCACAATGGTTACAAAGTTGCGAAGATGCATAGAACCTCGGAACTTTTACAACTGTACTACCGTAGATTTTGGCTTTGTACTCTATCGTAGTTACAAATTTAGACCAAGAAACATCAGAAATAGACTTTGCTAACTTGTGATTGCGAACCATATTCTTTACAGCCAAATCTTCCAAAGCGATAAGTTGGTTTTCCTTAACAATTTTGGTAGATTCTTTCTGTAAGAAATCGTTCCTTTGGTTAGCGATATGTTCTTGTATCCTTGCAACTACGATACGTTGTTTCTGTATGTTAGAACATTCCGATAGTGGTTTATCATATATCGGATGTCTGTAACCTTTGATGATTTTATAGCCTACGATATGGCTTTCTATCATTTTAGAAAGTTTACGCTGTGCTTTAGCGAGCTTCTTCTGTGATTTTGCTATGTACTTATTGTTAGGGCATTTGTAACCATTGGTATCAGAGTAGAAATCTTTGATACCAAGGTCAATGCCTACCATGCAACCGTTGTTGGTTACATCAGGTGTAGGTACGTCTACATTCAGCACACAGAAGTATTTACCACTTGGCATTTGCTCTATGGTAGCGTTGTTTATCTTTGCAGAAGACAAGTTCATGGAAACCTTTGCTTTAACATAACCAAGTTTCGGTAACTTGATATGCTTACCGTCCAAAGTCACACAGATATTGTTGTTTACATTCTGTGTGCGGTAAGTCTTAAAGGTTTCCTTTTTAGACTTAAAGTGAGGATAACCACCTAAATGCTTAAAGAAGTTTTTATATGCTCTATCTAAATCCTTTAGGGATTGTTGCAAGGATATAGCGTCTACATTCTTTAGGAAGGCAAACTCATCCTCTTTCTTTAGATTGGTAAGCATAGCATTGGTTTCTTTGTAACCAATACCAACGGAAGTAGTTTCGTAGGTTTCTTTACGTAGAGCAAGACCTTTGTTGTAAATCAACCTGCAACAACCAAAAGTATTCGCTATTAAGTTTTGTTGTGTTTTATTAGGATATATTCTTATGCGAACACCTTTTAGCATACTTATTGCTCCTTGTAATCTATCTCTGTAATAATGCGAGTTAATAAGTGTAAAATGGGTTCTGGCGTTTTATTACGACCTTGTTCCCATTCCTGTAATGAGTATTTATTCAAATGATATTTGTTAGCAAATTTAGATTGTGACAATCCTGTAAGTTGTCTTAATTCTTTAATAGTCATAATTAGTTTTCCTTTCTAAACTAATTATAGTATAAGTTATAAACTTATAGTTGTCAAGTAAAAATTTTCAAGAAATAGACCGCCACTTAGGGGTGGCGGTCACGGTGAGTCCATCGGGCTTCATCCCATCAGCTAAAGCTAATGGGTTTTCATCCGTGAGTAATTTATAAAAGGAGAAATAGCGGTTAAATCGGCAGAGGGTTAATCCTTCTGTCATTTTTGCAGAAGGGAGCTTTGTTTATGAAAAACACGAAGATAAAAGAGAAGGACGGTGTTTTCTCAAAAGGCATCGTTCTTCTTATTGTTATTATGGTTGTGGCTTACGCCTTACTTGACGGACTGCTGAGATACAAATCGGGTTTTGGATTCTCGGACACAATGACAACTTGCTGGTTCGCATTCTGGGGTGTTGAGCTTGTCAATCTTGTGCTTGTTCGAATTGGAAAGCTGAGACATCCAAAGGATACTTCTCCTTCAATGGGTTCCGGCTCTTCTATCGGAGGCTGAATCTATTTGGAAGGAGTTAAGAAATGGGGTACATAGAGCAAATTCTTTCAAATCCGATAGGCGTGATAATGACTGTTTTAGTAGTCATACTCGCCCTTATGGAACTTGAAAAGATATTAAAGTGGATTAAGGGAAAATTTGAAGGTTATCATAAGATCAAGACTACAGACGAGGACTTTCATAAGAAAGTAGATAATCTTGCAGTAGCACATCAAGAGAATGTAAAGCTATTGCAGAAGATAGACGAGTCTGTAGACAGGATAAATGAACGCTTTAATGCTGTGGAGGAAGAGCGAAAACTTGACACGCAAGCAACCTTGAGGGCGACATTATATCATCTGTATGAAGATCTTAAAGACGAAGAAACATTAACTCCCACTCAATACGAAGTATTCCACGATGCAGCGCAACGCTATATAAATGCCGGAGGAAACTCAGTATTTAAGAACAAAATAATTCCGTTTATGGAAAGTAAGTGGCTTGGCGATACGGTCGTAGAGTAAATTACGGAGGCAGAATCTTAAGGTTCTGTCTCCATTTTTTGTACTAAATTTAATACAAGAAATAAATAACGGACGTTCTGTTACAAACGCCCGTTTCGTCTTGTTTACCACTTCTTTTACTTTTTACTTGAAGACACCCCTCAACCGCCCTTTCTATGCGGTTTTCAGAGGTTTTTCCTACAAAGTTCGATTCTCGTTATCCGCTTGCTTCAAAGTCAGCACTGATGCGGCTTTGCGGCACATAAAAATTGTTTACCGTAAACAATTTTTGTTTACCACTTCGGGGAGCCGTTTATAAGGCTCCTCGCTCTGTCTAAGTCGGTCTGAGTGAAGTAATTATTCTCGATGACTTCGGGTGAGTTGCCGTATATTTTAGCCGCCATTATGAGGTTGCCGCCCGATCTGTTTACAAGAGTCGTGATGGCATTTCTCCGGAAACTATGTGTTCCTTTGATAGCCTCCTTACTGATTTTAAGACCGAGCTTGTCGCAAATACGCTTATAAAGTTGGTAAACAATAAGCGTGGTTATGCATCCGTTCTCGTTATCCGCAGGAAAAAGATATTTGCTATCCTCATAATATGTGTCGTGGACTTTTTGTAATCTCTCCAAGAGATCAGCAAGGTCATTTGTGATAGGGAAGTTACGGTCTTTATTTGTTTTCGTGTGGTCTACGACAACAAATTGTTCTTTCTGACCTTCAAACTTCTTTTGCATAAGGAGTTCTTTGTGAACGAAGATGCAGCCGTTTCTTACATCATCCCATGTAAGCGGAGGTATTTCACCTCTTCTTGCTCCCATATAGATCTGACATTCAAGCGCATACGCTGGTATGTAATCGGGTTTCTTCTTATTGTATTCGTGCAGGACATTTATTATCTTCTGCACATCCTCGGCTGAATGCGCTCTTTCTACGAGCGGTGTATCGCTTACGATCATATCTGTAAACTTCTTGAAGTTAGCCCTAAGATATGGATTATCTTTGATCCACTCTGCATTATATGCATACTTGAACGTGATAGATAAAACCGTTCTCATAGCGAGAGCAGATTTTTTCTTAAGGGAGTATCTTTCGAGGTTCATATATACGATATTCTCTATATCCTTTGCGGAAATATCGTCTATCCTCATAGCCTCAAAAGCAGTTCCTTTGAAGAAACGGTTGTAATCGAACTGATACTTTGATACTGAGTTCTTGACGCTGACAAGACGCTCTTTTTTCTTCACATACTTTAGCTTCTCATCCATACATTCCTTAAAAGCACGGTTAAATGTCTTTTCGTTTCGGGCTATCGGACTCTGCCCGGTAAGGAAAAAGTAGGTCTTGTCTTTGAGTTCTGATAGGGTTTTAGCCTTTAATTGCCTCCTTCCGTTCTTTTTTGTGACATCCTTGACGGATATGTGATAATAACCGTCAGAAGACGCTTTTGATGGGAACACATAATCCTTTAATACGCTTTCTCTTTTCATAATATTTATGATTCGAGAGGTGTCTTCGGATGTTATTGTACCATCTCGGATGTTATTCTGCAATGTCAAGGCGACTGCCTCTGTAAGCATTCCCATCAAATGACTCCTATATTTTTAAACCACTTCTGCTATTTGAAATCTCATTTAGTATTAGACTTGTAAGCTTATTGTCTGACAACAATTTGCTGACGGTGTTCAAGTTCTTATAAAGTTCATTTAATTCTTTCTGAAGCTCATCGTTTTTTTTCGGTTCTTTTCTCATACGCACTCCATTTTGTTTGCAGCCATAAACTGCTGAAAATACTCGAAGCTGTCAGACTTCTTATACTGCTTTTCCGGTTCTTCATTGCAGTATCTCCAAATGGACTGCCTATCTATCGCTGTATAGTACCCACCGAATACGCTTCTGAAGAGTAGATAATTCGGATATTCTCTGACAAACTCGAACGGTGTCTTTATCTCTCCGTGAGCGGGGTGATTATAAAGTATCTGATCCCCCTCTTTGAATTTACGGATTCTCATATTAGTCGGTTCAAACCAATTTCTCTTGTAATACATATACTTTTTCCCCTTTTATCAGACTAAAAAATTCACAATATTTTTCAAGATGACTTCCATAATCTATCTTCCTTATCTATTCCCAAGAGACTATAACATCTTTCTTCTCTCCGGTTTTTGTAAGCACTCCGGTCTTTATGAGTATCTGTTTGGCTTTTATCTTTGCTTCATCAGGATTGCTTTTGGCAAACGCCCTTACTTTTTGTATCTCTGCCTTAGCATTATTCGTTTTTTCCATAACTCAGACTCCATTTGTGATAGTATTCTTATTTGGTTTTGTCAAGTGTAGCCTTCGGGATTCCATATTTCGGATATTTGAGCCATGCAATATACCCGAGCGCCTTCATATCCCTCGCATCTATTGGAATAACAAATTCATCGGCGTCCATCTTGAATGTCTTGCTTTTAGTGTCATAATGTCCTGTTCTATAGCGAGGACGGTTATTTCGGCAGGAATATAACACGACTTCTTTGTTATGTCTTGGAGGATCCTCTATGTCGTACCATACTCCGTAGCGGTGATAGTTCGGCTTTTCTCCTTTATCCCGCACACTTATTACTGATTTGAAAAATCGCTTCGCAAATTCCATTCCCATACTTGCCCCTTTCGTTATTGGGTTTTTCAACGATGATTGCACTATACACTTTTTAGTTGGTTTTGTCAAGTGGGTATTATGATATTTTTTCAGCGTATTGATTATCTGAGGCTAAATCAACGCCTAAAATTTCATCACGGTGAGGTTTCTGGTTCGGTATATAGCGTCCGAATTTAACGATGATATTCGTGTACTGTTTCAGCTTTGTTATTTGCTTTTGTATTTCAGAAGCATTATATCCGGTATAAATAACAACAGGATCATTAGAATACTTTCGTAATTCAGTTACAAACTCAAGAACATCCTCAAAAGAATCGAGGGGATCAAGTCCTTGAAGAACAACAGCTTCACACATATCATCCGTAATGTACCGTTGAACAAGATCAGGAATACTTATATCTACATTCTTTTCCTGCGCCAACGCATAATTCTGACAGTTCATTTCCCCGCATTTAAAAGTGCAATACGGAAACATTATTGTTAAAGAGGTGGCACGGTAATTAACCGTGTCACCCCAAAGAATATCTTTTACTATCATACTATTTGCTCCGCTGTATCGTTCATTGGTTCCCATTTTCGAGACTTAAACTCTGCTTTTCTTTCAGAAGACCACGACTTAACAGGAGTATAGAAACCAACGACTCGACTATATACATTACTAACAGGCTCACCGCATACCGGACATATATCTCCGTAAAAAGCGTGATTATGTTTACACGCATTTATTTGCGTGTTAAATGCGAAATATGTAACACCCTTATCGGCAATATAGTTTGTCATTTTCCACGCTTTTTCAAAGGAATCAAACGGCGCGTCTATATTTGCGTGAAGAATTGAGCCACCAGAACAATATCCGTCAAACTCTGCGGCTATTCTTATTCTTTCAGGCAGCGTTGTTTTGATACCAAGAGGAATAAACTGATTGCCATATAAAGGAAGATCATATATATTTGCATTTGGATAAAAGATTTTATCTTTTTCCATAAGTTTCGCCGCTGCTGACTCTCCGGGGATTTGTTCGCTGTTTACTTTATAATCCGCCCCTTCTTTAGCAATAAACTTATCTGCCTCTTCTCGTATTGTTTTGAAAATCTTTTCCCCAAGACTTGACGCTTGCTCTGTATAGAACACATTCCCGAACTCGTCTTGTCTGACGAAACCAAACTTCTTCATAGTCTCATAGATGCCAATAAAACCTATGGTGTTATAAAGATGTTCAAAGTCTATCAGACCGTGTGAAAAATTAGGGAGTAGTCCTTTTTCGACATTTCTTTTTATTATGTGCCTAACTATATCAAGCGCACATAAGTTTATATATGTACGATGGCGAAGATTGGCTATGTATTCTTCCTCGTTAGCGCTATCTAAAGCAACCCTCGCAAGATTTATAGTACTTACTTTTACTGAACCTACTTTTAAAGCAGTACCGCCGATTGAATTGAAATAGCCGAGATCTTCAATGTTGCTTTTTAAGCGGCAGCAGTTCGAGAGGCTATTGACTGAGTTATCGACAAAAAGATTACTGTCAGACCAATACCTATTATGCTCGACAGCCCAACGAGCGAAATCTTCGTCAACAAACTTCCCATTTTGTCTTAGTAAGGAAAAGCTATTCACAGGAAAGGTAAACATATTATGAGAACGAATATCACTCATAACTTCCATATACCATTTTTGAAATTCAATAATATCTTCCTCATAGTCAATCATAAACGATCCATCCGGGAAAGTAGCACCACCAAATAATGCCTCAAAATATTCGTGGTCAAAAATAGATGTGTTTGTAAATGCTGACTGTGAGCCATCACGCACATACGGCTGATTTACGGCATAAATAAAACGCTGGAATCCTTGCTGTGCATACTTCTTTTCTGAATGGCTTGTCTTTATTCCAAGATAATCTGCTTCAACATCCTTATGCCAAAAATAAAACATATAAGGAATGAGGTTGGGAAGTCCTACCGCTCCCGAAGTCCTATTACTTGCAAAGCTGATAAACTCTTTTACGAAGTCAACAAAAGTAATCAGATGCTTTGCTGGTTCAGCGTTAAAATCTCCGTCAATGAAGTACAGCCCACGTTCTGCAAGGTCTTTTAAATCGTAGGCAAAGCAGTAGCTCTTAAATGTGCTCGTGTCTCCATCGTGGAGATAAAGCGCACCAATCCATTCAAGTTCAAGCCACTCGTTTGCTATATCTCGTCCGTATTTCTTCTGTAGTTCATCGTATATTTTACGGAACGCCAATAACTTTCTATGAGGCTTTGGCATTTCATTTAACAATGTAACTATATCTTTTCTTCTTACATTTGAATTTCCGTCAACTGAAGCGTCTGCTATGGTATCTTTGTCGATAAAGTTATCTATAAACTCGTTATAGTTTAGCTGATTTTTCCCAAATCCGTTAAGACACGCCAGCTCTTCCCCGTATTTATTTTGTAATTTGTTATACTGCTCTGTGAAATTGTGGTTCAGTTTGATTGATACTTCCATAAAATCCTCCCTATAATTACTGTTGATTAACCCATTTAAACGCCTGTCCAAAGTCCATATAATTCCCGTCTACTTCAAGATATGGAGCAGACATCATTCCTTTTTCTAACATTAAATCAACATCATTACAGGTATCATACTGTAAACCCTTTTCATCAAGTTTCGCCTGAAGCACATGGCACTTCGGGCAATCAGTCGTGTAGAACGTAATTTTCATTTGTCTTTCTCACCTTCCTTTCTTGTTTCTTGTTCCACATTTTTTTTATTTTTTTTACTGTTTCAGAAATATCTATATATTCATCCCAATCGCCATTTTTATCATAATGGCGAATATGACGCACATTAGGAATAATAGTATGTTCTGGATCAACATCGTAGGCTTCTTCATAAGGCAAACGTTCTTCCTCTTTCCAATGTTTTTCGTAACAATCTTTACAGAAGCACTCTACCCAATATCCTTTTGAAATTGAACTGTCCGGCTTACCGCATTGCTGACATACATTCCTTGAGATAAAGGAATAATTATCTATAATACGGTCAATTTCTTTTGTACAGATAACCGGATATGCTCGAATCTCGCCATACTTTTCCTTAATCTGTTGAAAGTAGAAATGCTTTTCCAAATATTTACTTTTGTGTATTTCTTCATTTATCTCGTCAATGCACATATGCCATAAATCATTCCAGCCGCTATGTCCGAATGCATCGTAATCATTTCCAAGCCATTTATCATGTTTGTCAAACTTTCCCGACCAAGCGTTATGCGTATAAATCCAATCACCGTATTTCTTTGCGAGGCGCTTGCTTCGGAGTCTGTTACTTTTACGAATCTTATTCCACTTCTTCCTTGTGTTTTTCTTCCTCATATACCCTCTCCCAACCATATACCCATTCACGCGCCCATCGTTCTGTATATCCAAGACTTACAAGATACTCACAAAATTCCTTACGGTAATAGTCGTGAAGATTATCATGTATGCCCTCAATTGTTGCCTTTTCTCCGCTTTGCTTGACTTTTAATGCAAGAAATATTTCAGACTCACTTGGTGATCCGAAAAAACGAACTGTTTTTAAAGCATCGTCAACTGTGTATTCAGTTTTTTCACGCTTACATTTGCGATAATAACTCTTGATTCTGTTAAGTATGAAGGTAAGATTCTGTTGCTCTTCTTCGTCAATAAAACTCGTGCTTGAAAGATATACACACGCGCTTTCTTTATCAGCCCCCATAGACGCAATTAAATGAGTACCATAAGGCGCAAGATCTTTCCAAGAATTTATATCAAGTTTATGTGTGCGCCCGTCTTTTGTACGAATATAAAACTTTGATTTTGCGATATATTCGTCCGAACTATCGCCAAAAGAATCTGCACAATCGCATTTACCTGACCATCTACTCATTTTTCTTATCCCCCTTTTCCCGTTGTATTTGTTTCCATAAATCATCAAAGGTCTTGATTGGAATTTCTTTGCCATACCACAGCATTTTCTTGTTTGCTTTTCCGAAGTCGTTCTCATATATATACCACGAAAGAACACTATCACCCGCATCGTCTAACTTTAAATCAAGATTCTTTTCGAGGAGTGATATACAATCATCCATAAGAAGAAAGTAACTATCATAAACTTGATCTCCAAACATCTTATGCTTTTTGAATAGGCTATTTAATTCGTCCGTAAGGGTATATATATTTTTTATATTTTCCATATATTTAAGGAATTCTTTTTTATCCATAAAGTCCTCTTTCAAACTATTAAGGGCAAACAACGGCGTAGCAGGAATCCCACTACGCCGCATAGAAAGGAAAAAAACGTATTAAGAAGCGATAACAGGCACCTCTTTTTCGCGTTTGTCATAGTTAAGCGACCACACAGCCGATTCTATAAGAGCTGAAATCTGGTCTTCTGTGAGTCCTATATGATGCTTATCGCAATACTGCTTGATAAGCTGCATAACCTCCGCTTTCTTTTCTTTCCCTGCTCCCTTTTCGCCATAATGTTCTTGTTCAGCCGCATCGACGAGTTCACAGATAAGATCAAATACAATTTTCAGATTTGTTCCTTCTGTTTTTGATTTGATCCACGGTATCAGAAAGCGCGTAATAAGAACACCAATTACAACAACGGCAATTCTTAAAATATTGAAAAGAATTTCGTTATCCAT